ACGCTCTGATACTCCTTTCGAGCCGCGGTGAGCTCTTCTTGCTTCCGAACCAGCAGGTCGGCTTGCTGGGACTCGACCTGCAATCGGTCGCCGAGCGAAGGTCCGCCTTCGAGCGACGAAAGCTTCTCGATGAGTCGCTCGGTCGCATCGGCAGCCGAATGGGTCGCCTGCACGCCGGCCTCGAACGCACGGACGCGCTCCTCCTCGGCTTCGATAGCGTTGTACGTCGCCACTGCGACTGCGCCGATCGCCAGCGCGGCCACGCCCCACGGGCCGCCCGCCAGCGCCAGCAAGCCCGCGCCGGCGCGCGACATGAGGCCAACGTTCGCCGCCTGCGCTGCATTCAACGCAGCGGTCGACGCCGCAGTGCGGGCCTGGGCAACGGCGAGGGCTTCTGTGGCGACGCGCGTGCCGTTGAGCGTCACCGCCTGGCGCACCTGTGCCGCGGCCGCCGCCTCGGAGGCTTGCGCCAACGCCAGCTCGGACGCGGCCAGCTGCACGTTGGCCTGCAGCTTGGCGACGCTGGCCGCCTTCGCGGCGACCAGGCCGACCACGTACTTCGCGCTCCACGCCAGCGCCAGGCTGACGACGATGTTGGCGAGCGGATCCAGATTGCGCGCGACCAGCGAGATGCTCTCAGCCAACAGCGCCGAGGCGCCGATGCCCTCGCTGCTGCTGCCCACCCACAGCTGCAGCGCGTTGGACAGCTGAGTGATCGACGCGCTGACGGTAAGCGCCATGTTGGCGAACTGGCGGTCGACCTCGGCACTGCCCTGCAGCAGCGCGGTGGCCAGGACCTCGGCGGTGATCGCGCCCTGGGCCGCGATCTCGCGCAGCTCGCCGCGCGTGCGGCCCAGGCTGCGCGCCAGCAGGTCCATGAGGATCGGGGCCTGCTCGGCCACGGAGTTGAACTCATCGCCGCGCAGCGCACCGGATGCCAAACCCTGACTCAGCTGCGTGATCGCGTTGCTCGCAGCCTCGGCCGACGCGCCGCTGATCACGAAGCTCTTGTTGATCGTCTCGGTGATGCGCAGCCGCTGCGACTCGGCCAGGCCCAGCGCTTCAGTCGACCGCGTCAGGCTGGTGTAAAGGTCGCCGGTCGCGATCAGCTCCTGGCGGGTGTCCTGGGCGACACGAAACGCCGCTTCGCGCACTCGGGCGAGCGCGGACTCATCCTCGGCGACGTTGCGCAGCCGCGAGCTGAGATTGGTGTAGCCGTCCGCCAACTGGATGGCGCCACGCACCAGGTTCGCGCCGATCGCGATGCCAGCGAGCTGAGCGGCGTTCTGCACCACCGACTTGATCGAGAGCTGCGCCTGCGCGGCTTCCTTCACCGTCTCGCGCAGGCCCTCGGCGCCGCGCCGACCGCCGCGGGCGACCTGGTCGCCCGCTTCGGTGCCGCTGCGGCCCATGCCCTGAAGCCGGCTGTTCGCCTGGCTGGCCGATTCGCCGACCTTGTCGACCTGCTCCGTCGCCGCCTTGGTCGCGGGGCCAAGGCCGGCCGCAGTGGCAGTGATTCGGAGAGTGACGGTCTGGTCGGACAAGGCGGTTCCTATCGGCTCTTCGCAGCTCGGGGCGTCTTCAGCTGGGCGTTGCGGTGTGCCGCGACCACGTCGCCCATGTAGCCCACGTCGGCGGCGAGGTCTGGCCAGTCGGCGCGGGGCAGTCGCAGCAGCAGTAGTGCAGAGCGGATGGCGCTGGGCTCGATGCCGAGCCAGTAGATGCCGGCCATCGTCCCGATGCCCTGCACCTGGCAGAGGCGGAAGGCAGCGAGTGAGTCCAGGTTGCATTCGAGGACTTCGACCTCGATCACCTCAGTGCGGGCGTCGTCCTCATCGGTGTCGACCGCTGCCTCTTCATCTGCCAGCGAGACCACTTCGGTGGCATCGCGGTCTTGCGGAGCGGCTGGGCTCTCTTCGTCGTGGTCGTCGTCCTCAGCCGGGGCCGTGCGCCCCGGCAGAAGTCGGCGATCGCCGCTGAAGATCAGCGCAGCCGCTTTGAGTTTTTTCGGCGCGCGTCACCGTACTGCGCGTAGTACGCCTGGATCGCCGCGGTGGGCAGGTAGCCGGACAGCGGGCCGGTGAGCAGCTCATTCCACGCCTCGTCGCCGGTCAGCGCTTCGTCGCCCTTGGCCTCGTTGCCCAAGCCATCGAAGCCCGTATACATCTCGCGGAGGATCTGCTCCTCAGTGTCGAAGTCGCCGTTGTCGACGCGGTCCAGCAGGGCCTGCTGCTCCGGACGCGTGCGGATGATCGCGTGGCCCGTGATGAAGCCCTGGATCGTCGGCTTTTCGGGCGGAATCGCCACCTGGATCTTGATGGCGGCGGTCTGGATGGCTTTGGTAACGAGGGTGGCTTTCACGGGGTTCTCCAGTCGGGTGGTCGGGCAGTGCTTGCGAAAAACACCGCGCGCCGCCGATGCGGGCCGACGCGCGATGCCAGGGGGGCGATGCGTTACGGGGTGTCGTCGCCGAAGGCGATGTAGAGCTCGTCGTTGCCGGCGCTCGTGGGCAGGCAGCGGCCGGTGATGTCCCAGCCCTTGTCGCCGTCGATGTCGACCTCGGTGATCTGCTCGATCTGGCCCTGCACGCCGAGCTCGCTGTAGAGGCCGACCTTCGAGTCGGACTCCCACATGCGATAGGCGGCGGTGATCCAGATGCCGTTGTCGCGGATGTACCAGGGGTTGAAGTCGGCGGTGATGTCCGTCTGCGCGAGGCGCATCGAGAACGTGCCGCGGCGATCGGTGACGCGCGCGATGCCCTTCTCGGTGTACTCGCGGTAGCCCATCTGGTTGCCGAGGTCGAAGCGCAGGTACTTCGCCCAGGTGTGCAGGTCGACCAGCGGCACGCCCGAGGTGCTCGGCGTGCCACCGCGCACCAGGGTGCCCAGCAGCAGCTCGGAGTTGCGCTTGCTCGACACCACCGGCACCACGGCCGGCAGGGTCACGCTCGGCACGGCCGCCGCAGAGACCTCCTGGTACTCGCCAGTGATCTGCACCTGGCCCATGAAGCGCTGGCCGATCTCGATGCCGACGCCGGTCAGGTTGGCGCGCGCGCCGAGCACCTTGATCAGCGTGCCCGCGTGATACCAGTAGCCGGTCAGCGACGGGATCGCAGCCGAGATGGGGTTGTAGCGCGTGATCTTGTTCGGCAGGTCCTTCACCGCAGCGAAGGCGGCCGGGAACAGCACGCGCTCTGCAAAGGCATTGCCGGTCGCAGCAGCTGCACCAGGTGCGCTGGGCGGCGTCAGCTCGAAGCCGCCCGAGATGCTGGCGCGACGGTTCGAGACCACGAACTCGTCGTTGCCGAAGTGCGGCTTGTCGGCGGCGCGCTCGACGGCGTCGAACTCGGTCGAGCTGCTGCCTTCGAAGAGGCGGAAGCCATCAGTGCCTGCCACCGGCACCGCGTCGGTGCCCTCGGTGGCCTCTGCCTTCAGCAGGACGGCGCGGCGGCGGAAGAACTGGAGATCGGGCTGAGCCATGGGTTACTCCTTGGTGCGGCTGGTGCGGCCGCCCTGCGGGCGGGCAGAAGGCGCGGCCGCATGCGCCTCCTCAGTGGACGCCGCCTCTTCAACGGCTGCCGGCGCGGGCGCGGTATCGGCCTCCGCCTGCAGCTGGCCGTTGACGACGTGGTAGATGCCGCCCTCGGCGGCGAACGGCAGGTCTCGCGGATTCACGCGGCGCTTCATGGCAGCTCCTGGTCGCGGTACTGGGTCTGGAAAATCACCTGGCGCGTGAGATGCGCTCCGAGGTGGATGTCGTTGCCGCTGTCGCTGACGTACAGCGGTTCGAAGGGCTTGCCGGGGGACCAGTCGCGCAGGCGGGTGCGCACAGCGCGCTCCAGCTTGGTCATCTCCTTCGCTGCCCTCTCGCCGGTCTCGTCGCCGGCATGCGCGACCCACAGCACCACGATCAGCGACACGTCCATCGGCTGTGCGTAGCCATCGGTGTAGTCAGCGGGGCGGCGGCCGCGCTCGCGCACCAGCAGATAGGCGGCGGGCAGCGCGCGCGGCTGCGAACGCTGTGCGGCCTGCAGGCCACCGGCGCCACCGATCAGGCGCAGCTCGGTCACGCTGCGCAGCTGCTCGATTGCCGCCTCGACGGGAAAGGGACCTGCGAGGCTCATTGCACGAAGTCCCGCAGCGTCTCGTGGGTGAACACCCGCTCGGGCGCCGACACCGCGGGTGCGCCGCTGCTGGCGGGCGGTAGCGGGTCGTCGACGCCCAGGCTGAACTTGCCGTCGCGGGTCAGCTCCAGGAAGCGGATGGCCTGCTTGTAGTCGCGCACCACCGGGTCGGTCTGTTCCTGCGTGCCGACGCGGTCCTGGTTCAGCAGGTAGCGAGCGATCCAGCGCGCCCAGGTCACGACGATGCCCGGCACCGGGCTCAGAGGCAGCCCGTAGGGAACCGGCTTGCGCAGGCTCAGGTAGCCGTCGATCACGCCGGTGGCGTCGTTGAGCGCGTTGACGACATGCGCCAGCGCCTCGTCCGCAATCAGCACGTCCGCCGGATCGAAGCTGCTGCGGTCCTCGCCGCGCAAGGTGGCTTCGAACAGGTCGTCAGCCACCACCGGATAGCGCTCCGGTGTCGCGCACTGCGCGAGCTCGCGTACGAGCTTGGCGTCGGCCAGTTGGACGGGCGTGCAGTACACGGCTACTTGGCCTTCGCTGCAGTGGTCTTGGTCGCCGCCTTCTTGGCCGGCGCCTTGGTCGTAGCAGTTCGGCTCGGGGCGCTGGAGACCGGTGCGACCGGCCCGTTTCCAGCGCCCTCGCCACGGCCTTCGTTGCCGGCGTCGGACTCCCCTTCGCT